CCAAGAAAAGGAGAAGGAGAAATCAATGAAAATCAGCAAAATCAAAATCAAAAACATGTTCGGAATCACCGAGCGGGACCTGGACCACCGCAACATCGAGTTAAGCGGGGCCAACGGAACCGGAAAAACCTCGGTAATCGACGCGATCCGGTACGCACTGACCAACAAGAGCGACAGGGACTACATAGTCAGGAACGGTGAAACCGAAGGAGAAATCCTGATTGAAACGGACGACGGACTCTTCATCAACAGGAAGCCGAGAACCACACAGGTCGACTACAAAAGCATCAAGAAGAACGGAGCCAACATTCAGGGGCCGGAAAACTTCCTTCGGGATATCTTCACAGACCTGCAGCTTTCGCCGGTTGAATTCCTGGCCTGGGACAAGAACAGACAAAACGCCACAATCCTTGACCTGATCGACTTCCCTTGGAACATGGAAACACTGAAAAACTGGTTCGGAGAAATACCCAGGGACGTCAACTACGAGCAGAACATTCTCCAGGTCTTGAACGACATACAGAAAGAGGACGGATACTACTTCAGGACCAGGCAGGATATAAACCGCGACATAAGAAACAAGCGGGCCTTCATCGAGGACATAGCGGCGACCATCCCTTCAGGGTACGAGGTCACCAAGTGGGAAAGCGCCAACCTGAACGAGCTTTACACAAAGATTGAGCGGATTCGAAAGGACAACTCAATCATCGAGGAAGCGAAGCGGGCCATAGAAAACAAAGACAACAAGATTCGAAAGTTCCAGGCAGACCGCGAAATCGCACTGGCGGCCCTTGACCGAGAAGTTAGCGGCAGACACACACAGATCGAGAAGGAAATCGCAAAGCTGCAGGCCATGATAAAGGCTTTGGAAACCGAAAGGACCACACTGGAAGCCAGCAAGCAGGACAAGGTGAAGCTGATTGACTCGGAATACAACGCCAAGGTGAGCCGCTACGAGGCCGAGGTTGAGCAATACAAAGAATACGCCGACAAGGAGGTTCAATCCACAGCAAGCCTGATGGAAGCGGCCAAGCATACGGAAACCATGAAATCCCACATAAACGAGTACAAGCGAATGACAGCCATGCAGGACGAGGTGGAAATGCTGGTGACTGAATCCCAGGCGCTAACCGCAAAGATAGAACTTGCCAGGGAGCTGCCAGGTAAAATCCTCGAAACCGCAAAGATACCGGTTGAGGGCCTTACGGTCAAAGATGGAATCCCACTTATAACCGGATTGCCAATCAGCAACCTTTCGGACGGAGAGAAGCTGGACCTTTGTGTGGACATAACCATAGCGAAACCGACCAACCTTCAAATAATTCTGATAGACGGAGTCGAGAAACTTTCAACCAGCCTCCGCGAGCGCCTTTATAACAAATGCAGAGCTAAGGGCATACAGTTCATAGCAACCAGAACTACTGACGACACTGAACTCACAGTCACCGAACTTTGAAAGGAGAATTCGAAAAATGAGTGAAATGATGAACTACGGTGGTGGGCAGATGCCTGCCACCAAGGGCGCACAGACTGAAATGGCAATTTCAAGGCAAGCGCAGGAGGTACAAGGAGCCATCTTCATGGCAAAGCAGTTTCCGAGAGACGAGTACGCGGCCATGGAACGAATCAAGAGAGCCTGCCAGCGACAGTCCTTGGCAGAACAGGCAATATACTCCTACCCGAAAGGCGGCACAAACGTCACCGGCCCTTCGATAAGACTGGCCGAATCACTCGCGCAGACTTGGGGCAACATAGACTTCGGAATCATCGAGCTTGAAAACAAGAATGGCAGCAGCCAACTGATGGCCTACGCCTGGGACCTGGAAACAAACACCAGGGTGACAAAAATATTCAGCGTCGAACATAAGCGAGACACGAAGAAAGGATCCTATGCCCTGACGGATTCCAGGGAAATATACGAGCTCACAGCAAACTTCGGAACCAGAAGGCTTAGGGCCTGCATACTTGGGGTCATACCTGGGGATGTGGTCGAGATCGCAGTAAACGAGTGCAAGCAGACGGTAATGAGCAAAGACAAAACACCGATACAGGAAAGAATCAAAAAGCTTCTGAAAGCCTTCAAGGATGACTTCAAGGTCACGAAGGAACAGCTCGAAACCTACGCAGGAATGAACCTGGCCGAGTTTGGCAACGAAGAGGTGTTCACATTCCAGGGAATATACAAGGCCCTGAAGGACGGACAGGCAAAGGTCCTGGACTACTTCGAACCAGAGAAGCTCGATATACCGGATGTCTTGAAGGGAATACCGAGTCTGGACGACACCGGTGCACAGGGAGGGATGTTCGATGATATTAAGTAACGAGAACTACTTTTCCAGGGAAGCCAGCGAATATTACCTCGGCGCCTCCCAATTTAAAGACTTTGCAGGGTCCCTTGGCAAGAGAGGATGCGAGGCAGCGGCCCTCGCCAAGTTAAGAGGCACCTGGGGGGAGGAACCTTCCACCGCCATGCTGGTGGGATCATACGTCGACTCACACTTTGAGGGAACACTGAACCTTTTTAAAGCGCAGAATCCAAGCCTTTTCACGAAATCCGGCGACCTTAAAGCCGAGTTCAGGGAGGCCGAAGAAATAATAAACATGCTGGAACAAGACGAGTTTTTCATGGCATACATGGCCGGCACTAAGCAGGTCATAATGGCCGGAGAAATCGAAGGGGTCCCTTTCAAAATCAAGATAGACTCCTACCTGGAAGGCAGAGCAATCACAGACTTGAAGATAATGGCCTCAATAACCAAGCGGGAATGGGTGAAGGACTTCGGGAAGATGAACTTCATAGAATACTGGGGTTACGACATCCAAGGCGCAATATACCAGGAGATTGTGCGGCAGAACACCTCACAGACATTACCCTTTTTCATAGCCGCCGGAACCAAAGAGAAGGTTCCAAACAAAGAGGTTATCTGGATAGACGACAACCGGCTGAGCGAGGCGCTTGGATATGTGAAGATGAACCTGCCGAGAATAGCGGCAATAAAAAAAGGTGAAACGGACCCGACCAGATGCGGACATTGCGATTATTGCAGGGCCACAAAGAGACTTACCAAAGCAATCCACTTCAGCGAGATTGAAGAGGATATCTAAAAACCTGATAGATAGCTGAAAGGCTTTCTAAATAAATTTTGAAAAGCCCTCTGGGTGGCGGTAATCATCCGACAGGGCAGGGATTACATCAGGCATTCAGGAGGTGAGACTACTCTCTCAGCTCACACCTCCTGGGTGACCGGAATGAAAGAAGGTGAGACCGATTAAAGATGCTTACTATTTCAGCCACGACAGCAATGCGCGAAATGACGAAAAGATATTGATGCTTCGGGCCGAACATGGCATGGAAGGGTACGGAATATACTGGGCACTGATCGAGATGATGTTTGAGAGCGGAGAAACCGCTTTGAGACATGACAAGTCGAAAGGGATCGCGCTGGCATGCAGCCTTGACCATATAGAACTGGAGCGGGTGATTGAAACCTGCATTGCAGAGGACTTATTTAAAACAGACGGAGAGTTCTTTTGGAGCGAAAGCCTCCGGAGACGAAAAGAGCTATACCAAGACATGAAAGAGAAGCGAGCGGCAGCAGGAAGCAAGGGTGGTTTAAGCCGAGCTGAACGAAAGAAAGAGGTTAGTTTAATCAATGATGAAGCCGACCTAAACGATATTTCAAGCAATGCTCAAGCAATGCTTAAGCAAAACTCAAGCAATGCTTTAGCAAATTCAAGCAAAGGAAAGGAAAGGAAAGGAAAGGAAAGTAAAGGAAAGGAAAGTAAAGAGGGAGTAGGAGGGGACCCTCCCTCCGACGACCTTAAGGATTTAATGAGCCGCTTGGTGATCACATGGGAACAGAACGGATATGGTTCTCTAAACACAACCACCATGGAAAAGCTGATGGCCGACGCGGAGATATACAGCGAACCCTGGGTCCACGACGCCATTATCCGGGGCAACGAGAGAGGGAAAAGGAACTATGCCTACATGAAGGCGATCCTGTCCTCTTGGCAAACATCAGGGAAGGACACGCCAAGGCCGGATAAGAAAGAATCAATTGATTCCACCAAGGTCCTGGGATTTGTGGAAAGGGAGTATGACACAGCAGATTTGGAAAGGCGGCTTTTAGGGAGGGAATGAAATGAGTAAACGAGAATGTCCAGGGTGTGGAAAAGAAGCATACTTAATGACATGGGAAACAAACTGCTATAGGTGCCGACAAAAAGATTATAGCAACGGAATTATGGCCGAGATAATATCCGGAGAAAAAGAAGAAACATACTGTGAGGATGAAGTATATTGCCCGCATTGCGGAGAAGTACAAACCATGACGGATTGTTGGGATCACTACGAAGAAGGCGAGCATGAATATACCTGCCAAGACTGTGACAAAGAATTTGTGATAGATACCACAGTAAGATACTTGTTTTCAACAAGGAGGGATTGAGAATGGATGAAAAATTGGAAGTTAAATTTAAATCGAAATTGAGCTCGGCGGACAACTGTTCCTGCACTTGTTGCCATGATACTGGGAGGGTAACGAAAGTAAGGCTTCCTGAAACGAAGTTTCACAATGGAAGAAATCTAACCGCAAAATACCAAGATTACTGGCTTTGCGAGGAATGCAGAAACAAGCTGTTGAATGCACTGAATAATCCGGAGGTGGAGAAATAATGGCAACAGTACTTAAACTTGATGAGACATGGTTTCTATGCAGCGAGTGTAAATATTCTGCACCTTCACCACACAGACCGGCAGGCTCATTGATGATGATATGCACCAATCATGGCTCTGGATACTACGCCATTGGCCCAAAGAGCCTGGCATGCAATCAATTTGAGCAAGGAGGGATTGGAAAATGACACACGAAGATATGCAAATACTGCTGGCTGGGCTTGTATTCCACGCACAAGAAAGTTGTAGGAAGCCAGAAACGTTACGAGGATTTGGGCGAATTTGAAAAAAAGGTTGAAGAGCTTATAAACAAGGATATGCCAACGAAGCCTTCATGGGACTATGACATACCATACTGCGGAGCTTGCAATGGGGATTTCGAGGAAGAAAACTGGACGTTCTGCCCTCATTGCGGTCATAAAGTAGATTGGAGTGAATTGGAATGAGCAAAGTAACATACGAGATTTGCAACAGGTGCGGCAAAAAACTTAATTGGAAATTATGCCGGTTCGAAAGGATAAAGGCCACATACATTCTTGGCAAGGGACCGTATGACTACGACGAAGTCAAGCTCGACTTATGCGACGAATGCGCCGATGAGTTAAAGCAGTTTCTATCAGGAGGAAAGAAATGATTAGCCAAGAAGCACTTAAACTACTTGAATGTTTTAGGGGCAGTTTTATAAACGCGCATGGTGAATTCATAGCGAATGACAAATCAAACACATATTTCACCTTGAGCAGTTGCGATACTTTGTTAGAGGTCAAATGCAAAATACTGGAATGGTTTTCGAGGGACGCATTCAAAACCGAGCCATTCCATAGCAAGAAAAAGAATGATGAGCTTCATCGGTTTTTACTAAATGGGATAAACCAGTTTTTAATGACTGAGTTCAGTCCAAAAGATATGGAGTTGATCTACACCGAATTAGGGAACCAAATCAATAGAGAACTAACGGTGAGGTTCATCCAATCGGGATACGATCTCAAAATATTGGAGGATGTGAAATGAACAGAGCAGAACGCCGCAGGCTGGCGAAAAAGAAGATTGACCACAAGGACCTGAAGATGATCGAGCTCGATGCCGGAACCAAGAGCGGATTGACTTCACACTGGATAAATACAGCGCAGCAGTCGCCTTAACCTTGAGAGACAAGCTGGGATTCGGAAAGAAGCGAGCCCAGCGGTTCATGCATGACACCTGGGAGGTATTTGTGGCCATAGACAAAGGTTACCTGAGCCTCCAGGACGTGGTTGAAAACGGTCAAGGCCGAGCTTGATATCGAATTAAGAGATTGAGGGAGGAAACCATGATAGAGCTTAAGTTTAGAGTATACGATCCAGATTTTTGACAATGGTAAAAACTTTTTACAAAGGCAGAATGCTTTACTTTAACAGTTTTTGAAGATATTGCTGACTGGCAACATTGGGATGAATACAAGCTTGAGAACAGCCCACTTAGAAGTGTTGACTATATGCAGTTCGTGGGTAGGTTCGACAAGAATGGCAGAGAAATTTACGATGGGGATATTTTAACAAGAACGGACCCTCAATGTTATCCTGATTATTTCAAAGTTGAATGGAACGAAGAACGATGCGGGTTCTACATAACATATCTACCGAGTGGCGAAAGCTACGACTTTGCGGAGTTATGGGGAGATTCAGAGGTTATCGGGAACATTCATGAAAAACCGGAGGGAATGGAATGAACCAACTTTCGTTATTTCCAGAAAAAAGGACCTCGGTAAACATCAAAGAAGAACGACTGGTGAAAATGACTGTCGACAGGATCATGAATCTGAAATGGGGCCTTGAGGCTGTCATTCGAGAAAACGAGATGAAGGCAAAGAAAACAGACGGAGAGGTTCGGGAGACATACCTCCGGATAATAGCCAGATATAAGACAGAGCTGAACTACCTGGACGACATTATGTGGGAAAACAAGGTGGAGGTGGATGAATGACAATAACTTTTATTATCGAGGGTGAGCCGGTAGGAAAAGGCCGGCCAAGGTTCAATGGCAAGACCGGCAATACCTACACTCCGGACAAGACTGTGAACTACGAAGCGTGGGTTAAGACGTGCTTTGCCTTTCGTGGGGCCCACGAGCCCTTGTGTGGCGAGATAACAGCAACCATTGAGGCTTACTTCGGAATACCGAAATCAATCAAAGGTGCGGCGCGTGTGCGCATGGAAAAGGGCATCGTGAGGCCGACAAAGAAACCGGATACCGACAACATAGCAAAAGGCATCCTGGATGCACTCAATGGCCTGGCCTACAAAGACGACAGTTATGTGGTGGAACTTACGGTCAGGAAACTATATGCAGAGAAACCTTTTGTAAAGGTCACATTGGCGGGTGATTAGAAAAATGGCGGACCCAATGGATAGAAAGTTCCAGAGATACATTGATGATTTATACCGGCTCGGATTCAGCCACAGAGAAATAGGCTTATACCTGGGCCTTGCTGAAAAGACCGTCCGGAAATATGTTTCAGTGCCGAAGGGCGAAAGAATCGAAGAGGAAGTTGACCGATATTTTGAAAAGCATATGCCGGAGGTGCAGAAGTTCTCCGAGGCCAAGAGAGCCAAGACAGAAAAGAAAACCTCGGCCAGAGTATTCCTGAATGAAAAGGCACCAACAATGCTGAAAACCGATGCCATCAAGGAGCTTTATAAATACCAGGTGACGAATCCAGAAAAGTATTACCGCGATTGGAGGAATGAGTATGTTTCAGGATAGAGGCGAGCTCTTCACTTTAGACATCAAGGAAACCTACACCTGCACGATCTGCAATAAGGCACCGGCCAAATACCAGTGTGACTTTCCGAGACGATACCTTCACATCAAGACAGAAAGCAAGCTCTTGAGGGAGGTGAAGCAGCAAACGCACCTTCAAACCTGTGACCGGTACATTTGTGAGAATTGCGCGATCACCATGGGAGACGGAATCCATATTTGCACTGAATGCCTTCAAGTGGCGGTAGGGAGATGGGCAAGGAAATGAAGTTAGAAATCGGAGTGTGGATTAAAGCCAGAGGGCGCTCAAGGTGCGTGACTATTACAGGACGGATAATCGGGTATATTGCAGGCGGCTATAAGGTGCAGGACTCTGACGGATTGATATGCCACATAAGGCATGAATATTTTGATATTGAGGTGCAGAAATAATGGAGCATAGAGAGATTGTGATTGCGGTTCTTGTAGCACTTACGGTATTTGCAGCGGGCGGCTTAGGATATGAATCTGGATGGATGAAGGGATGGCAGGCGGGCAATGCGCACTCACGAGAAACCATGGAGAGGCTTGAAAAGATAAGAAAAGCACTCAGGAGGGATAAGGAATGATTTATGTGGCGCATCCCTTCGGAGGGATTCATGAAAACAAGGCCAAAGTTGAAAAGAAAGTCGGGGACTGGGTTGAAAAGTACCCGCACATGACTTTCATTTCTCCGGTACACGCCTTCGGGTTTCTCTACAACGATGTAACCTACGAGGATGGAATGGAGTTCTGCCTGGAGCTGCTTTCCCAATGTGAAGCTGTTATATTCTGCCAAGGGTGGGAAAATTCAAGAGGCTGCACCATGGAAATGATGCATGCCAGAAAGCACAATATTCCGGTGATCCTCGAATCAAGCTTGGATTCAACTGACCTAATTCGCATCAGAAGGAGGCTTTAAATGAAAACGCCTGAACAGATTGAGAAGATAAAGTACCTTAGTCGATACATCTACCTGGATAAAGAAATAGAGCGAAAAATAAACGAGATCGAGGCTTGGAAAAGCAAACTGTACAGGGTAACACCAGTCCTGTCTGACATGCCAAAAGGCAGCGGACATGCCGGAAACGATAAAATGCTCAACGGTATTATAAGCGTCATTGAGCTACAAGAGAGACTGAAGATGAAGCTGGCTGACCTCATCAAAACAAGAGACGAAGTTGAAGCCTGCATAAACAACGTGGACAATGATTTATTAAGGGAAATCTTAAAATGCCGGTATATGGATGGGTACACCTGGGAAGAAATAGCGGTAAATAATCATTATGCCTGGTCACACGCTCACAGATTGCACGAAAAAGCACTCGATTTGCTAAAGTTGGGATGAAATGAGATAGAATGGGATACTTCATTTCTGATATGGTTATTGTGACGAAAATAGTTCGTTGGTTCTCCTTTAAACTTTTGGTGAGGAGCCTGTATTGCACAGGCTCTTTTATTTTTGAATCGAATGAGGGGTGATTGCATGAACGAGGAACTCAAATATTTCGAGTGCGGAGGCTGCCGCAAGATAAACATTGTCATAACCGAAGAGGCCGAAGATACCAAGAAGAAAGGCAAGTACCTTGCATGCATCCACTGCGGTTCAAAAGACCTGAGGAAGATGGACCCTTATAAGGGGATCAGCGAATGCATGAAAGAACGAAAATACAAAACGCAATGGTCATGGCGCTATAGAGCAAGTGAAGTAGGAGTGAGATATGGACGGTAAAAACATAGTTTACATGAAAGTCGCGGACGTGATCCCTTACGTGAACAACCCGCGCCACAATGAAGATGCCATCACAAAGGTCATGGCCTCAATAAAGGAATTCGGGTTCCAGAATCCAATCATCCTGGACAAGAACAACGTTATCGTCACCGGCCACACGAGGCTCGCAGCGGCCAAGAGACTTGGCATGGAGCAAGTACCCTGCCTTGTAGCCAAAGAGCTCACTGAAGCCCAGGTGAAGGCGTACCGGCTTGCTGACAACAAGGTCGGAGAGCTGGCAGAGTGGGACATGGAGAAATTGAGGATTGAGTTTGAATCCCTTCAAAATATGGACTTCAATCTTGAAATGTCCGGCTTCGATATGGACGAGATTGCCGATATAATCGACGCGGCTGACGCTGCAGCAGTCGGACAGGAAGATGACTTCGAACCGGAGCTTCCAGAGATACCCAAGTCACAGCTTGGGGACATATATATTTTAGGCCGGCACCGGCTTATGTGCGGAGACAGCACCAAGATTGATCAGGTAGGCCAGATGATGGACGGAGCCCAGGCCGATATAGTTTTCACTGATCCACCTTGGAATGTGAACTATGGAGCAGATCAGAATCATCCGAGCTGGAAACCAAGAACCATAATCAATGACTTCATGGGCACAGAGGATTTCAAAACATTTATGTTCGAAGCCTTCAAGTGCATGAACACCTATTCCAAGCCGGGAGCTATGACCTACGTGGTTATGTCAGCCCAGGAGTGGGGTAATATGATGCTGACTCTCCTTCAAAACGACTACCATTGGTCAAGCACCATAATCTGGAATAAAGACCACCTGGTATTATCCCGCAAGGACTACCACACGAAGTATGAGCCCATATGGTACGGATGGAAGGATGGCGAGAGCCGCCTGTGTCCTCTTGAGGACCGTAAGCAGTCTGACGTGTGGGATATAGACAGACCGACTAAGAGCGAGCTGCATCCAACCATGAAGCCGGTGGAGCTTGTGGCAAGGGCCCTGAATAACTCCAGCAAGATCAACACAGTGGTGCTTGATCTCTTCGGGGGATCAGGAACTACGCTTATTGCCGCAGAGCAGACCAAGAGACATTGCAGAATGATGGAGCTTGATCCAAAGTACGTTGATGTCATCGTAAATCGCTATATTGCCCTCAAAGAGAGCGATAAAGACGTGTTTTTGCTTCGAAATGGACGAAAAAATACCATTTTCAGAGATAATATGACCGGTTAGGGAGGGGAGGACGCTATGGGAAGAAAGTCAGATTATACCAGGAAAGTAAAACCAAGGCTCAATGAAGTAGTGGACCTCATTTCCAAGGGCCAACCAGAGTATAAAGTTTATGAACTATTAGGAGTATCAGAATCCTCTTGGTTTGATTATAAAAACAAATATCCGGAGTTGCCGGAGGCCATTAAAAAGGGGCAGGCCCTTCAGCTGGAATTGGTGAAGCAGTCCCTCATGAAGGGAGCTGTGGGCTACGAGTTTGAAGAGGTCAAGGAAGTGGTCACCGTTGGAAGGGATGGAAAGAAGGTCCTGAAGAAGGAGATCACCAAG